TAGAAAAATAAGGACTATGGCTATAAAAGATAAATCCTCTACCATATGATTATCATTTAGTTTTTTCAATATAAACATCTCCCTTGAAAAATAAAATTAATATTGTTAGACTAATAATAGTTCACCTATTAATAGTGATCTAAATAGATATTTGTATTTGTACGCCGCTCCTTTCCCCAATTAGGAGCGGTGTTTTTTATAATTTCCTTAACATAATAGAATTTGTTATAATAAGTTTAGAAGTTGAAAACACTTCTGCGAGGACTTTATACCTTTTTCAATATTTTTTCCGCCGTCTGATTTTCTATATGTTATCAGGTGGCGGTTTTTGCTTTCCGAAATTGATTTAATTAATCTTCCTCACCTCAAACACCCTCAACCTCCAATCTGAAATTAAACCTGTTCATTCCTGTATTCTTCTTCAACGTATTTTTTAACTAGATATTCTAGTATTAACGGAGTCATAAGTGGATTCTCTTCAAACTCTTGACGCAGTTCTTTAATCTTTTTAATTAGTTTTTCTTCTGGATTTAGCAAGATTTGATACCTCCTAAATTTTATAAAATTACTTTACCTACTAATCTAAGGGTTTGTGAGGTTATAATTATTCATATCTTTCGGGTTCCAAGCCCATTTCTCTTAACGCTGCATCACTATTTTCTTGAGCTCTTTGGGCTTCTTCAGGGGTATAAAAGTGTTTGTATTCTCTTTCGTAAATAGGGTCTGTTTCGCCAGGTATATAATATTCGTTAACAGTATTATTTGTGGTAACATGTGTTTGGCCATTGTACGTTTCAACTACTGTATTAGGATCATTGTAATTAATATTCGATTGGCCTTCAGTGTTAGAATTTGTTTTGTTTTCTGACCCGCCATTGTTTGTATTCGTATTTGATAATTGGTTCTCTTCAACCGTATAAGATGACCGTTTTTCCTCAGTAGATTTTTCTTCTTTATTTTCTTTTTTATTCTCAACAGTCGATTTGCTAGGCTTTTTCTCGCTAGCTTTTTCAGTTTCACCTTGGTTACCACATGCGCCTAATACTAATAAACTTGCGAATAATACGAATAAGATTTTCTTCATAGTTTTAATCCTCTCAATCTATATTTTTTATTATAAAAACCCTCAATGGCTCAAACGTAATAGCGTAATAGTCATAATGGGTGTAATAAAGAAGGGTAGTCAAACTACCCTGAGATATTAATATCCGTCTTCTTCATACGCTTCTTTTATTCTGGTTTAATATCATAAATATAACGTTTGTTAGAAAATGACGTTAAAGGTTGAAACTCTAATTCGATTTTTTCTGGGTTACCATTAATAGCAAAACCTTCAGAACCACTTATTTCTCTACCTGGCGATAGAGAATCCATTAACCCATCATTAATAGGATAAGATTTAGCTTGTTTTCCATCCGTATAAACTTTCACGTCTCCACCCACTGGAATTTCTTCATCAGAATTATTCTTTATAGTCATATCTACTTTTAAGACTCTGTCCGCTTCAACATCCGCGAATTCATTTCTTTCATCTGTAAAAGTAGCGTCATCAAGTGTAAAAGACACGCCATCAATTTCTGTAGTTTCACCTACATTTTTAACTTTCGTATCTTTATCTTTGTCAAGTGTACCTTCTTCATTAATCCCTTTATCAACTTCATTCACAAATGCACCAGTACACGCCGTAAATAAAATAGCTAAAAGAATGAAGATACCTAAACAACCACCACATCCCCATAACCAACGCTTTTTACTTTTTGAAGCTTGTTCTTTCTTGTAATTTTCAAATTGCTCTTGTTGCCTTGCTAGTAATTCTTCGTTGCTAAGTTGATTCTTTTCCGACATATTAAATGTCCCCCTTAAATAATATTTTTATATTCAAAAACTCTTAGTGGTTCGAATTCGATTAGATGATTACCAACAAGAGTATTTAAACCAAATTTACGTTTATAATGTTCAATACAATCTAGTACATGACCTTCTGAAATCTCAAAAAAATTAGCAAGCTCATACAAATTGTATACACCTTGCTTAAACGCTTCAACTATACCTGACAGGGGCACAGATGTTTCGTACGAATAGCGTCTTGCGTAATTTTCAAATTTTCGGTTGTTGAATTGTGACTGATCTAAGATGTTACCGTATGTAAGTTTGTGATGCGCTAGTTCTTCTAACAAAGTTTCATACTTCTTAGCATTCGACATATTACTTTTAATATAAATTTTACCTTCGTAATACAATCCACTTTGATAACTAGGAAAGTCTGACCTTTCTTCAACATCAATATTTTCTGAAATAATTAATTCTTCATATCTTCCCATCAAATCACCCTTTGTTGCAAATGTTATCTGTTTTTACGTCTTTTAATTATTTCGATGAATTGCATTACTTCATCCATTTCTTCTTCAGTTAAGTCTTCTTTGTCAAAATGAGCGGCAATTGTTTCTTGTTGTAAACTTTTGTCTTCTGTGATGTCAGAGGGCATAACGCCAAAATAATCTGCAAGTAATTCGATTTTGTCTCTTCTTGGATATTTAACTGCATTTATCCAACTACTTACCGTTGATTCTTTTAAATCTAAATCTTTAGCCATATCCGTTTGCGTTTTACCTTTACGCTCTAAAAGATTTTTTAAATTTTTTGAAAGAATTTCTTTAGCCATATGGTTGCCTCTCTTCTTATTTAAGTGTTGTCTAAATTGTACTAAAAAGTTTACAAAAAGTAAAGTTATATTTCAAAAAAGTTTACTTAATGTGTTGACACTTTACTTTTAGTGTAGTAAATTAGGTACATACCTTACAGGGAGGTGACAACATGACAGACACGATTCAAACCTTTTCTCTGAAGGGCGCAAGAAACGAATTTGACTACACACAAGAGCAAATAGCTGATAAACTAGGCGTTTCAAGAGCGCAATATATTGCATGGGAAAAAGGAGATGTAGTGCCTAAAAGTATGGTTGTTTATGCTTTGGCTTACATCTATGGTATTAATGCTGACTTATTAAGGGTTAGCAAAAAAATTTAACATCAACTTCACTTTTAGTGTAGTTTGAAGGAGGATGAACAATGCAACTATTACAGGAAGTCAAAATCGAAAACAACAAGGAATTAGGAGCAGTTGTTTCTAGCCGAGTTGTAGCAAATGAATTAGGTAGAAGACATGACAATGTTAAGAGAGATTTAGAACAAATTTTAATGTCCTCAAAAGTGAGTACATTAATTATCGATAGTAATTACAAAGATTCAAGAGGTAGAAATCAAAAAGAATACCTTCTAACAAAAGATGGTTTTACTCTCTATATGTTTAATATCCAAGGTCACAACGAGTTCAAAATGGCGTACATCAACAAATTTAACGAAATGGAAAGACAAATTAAACAGCCTACCGCAAGTTACATGATAGATGACCCAGTTAAACGCGCTGAACTTTGGATTGAAGAACAGAAAGAAAAACAGGCATTACAACTTGAAAACAACATGCAAAAACAAAAGATTGCCGAATACGAACCGAAAGCATCTTATTTAGACACTATTTTAAATAACAAGAGTTTAGTAACAGTCGGACAAATCGCAAAAGATTATGGTATGTCGGCTCAAGCACTAAATAAGTTATTACACGATTTAAGGGTTCAGTATAAACAATCAGGACAATGGTTACTTTATTCAAATCTACACGACAAAGGTTACACACATTCTTCTACAACGGAGATTGAACATAAAGACGGTAGCACATCGGTTCGTATGAACACTAAGTGGACGCAAAAAGGTAGATTGTTCATTTACGACTTACTAAAAGACAACGACATCCTACCCACAATCGAACAACCAACATAAAGGAGGACATTATGAACGAAGAACATAAAAAGGAATTAATGTCGATAATAAATGACAAAAATTATCACTTAACAAAAGCAAAATTATTATTTCTCGCTTTAAGAAGAGGGAACGCAGATTACAATCGTTCAGTCGGCTATTTAATTAAGGCTTTAAATGAAAATAACCGACCGAAAGAAGATTTTAAGACACAATCGATATTACCAACGCTGTTATCGATACTAGCAACGATAATGTCGATAGTAGCAGTGGTATTGCAAATTTTAAATTAAAGTTTTCGAAGAATTCTCTACCTTCATCAGAGATATAGACGTAATCGGCATGAATAGGAAAATAGCCCTCAAAATCCACAATTTTTTGATAGATGTAATTTTTGTTTAATAAACGATCAATAGCTTTATTATCCTTGTGTTTTAACCGGCCTTTAAGGTAAAGCGAAAACAAGTAGCAGTACATTTTTAAACTCACACTTTCCACCTCCTTTCATAAGGAGATAAGAAAAGTATAGCACAACTAAATATATTCAACGCCCACATTGAGCAGATGTGAGCGAGAGCTGGCGATGATATGAGCGGCGCTAAAAATACATTCAATAGTCATTGCGATGACCGTCTGTTGAATGTGGGTGTTGAATAAGTAAAGGAGGAACACAAAATGGAATTCATCGGCTTTGCAGATGCAAAGGAATTTATCAAGGTTTCGGGGATTTCTCGAAATGATCTCGAGAAACACGTTTATAGCAACAAAGAATTTCAACAAGAATGCATGTACCGCTTTGGGAAAGGCAACAAACGATACATCGAAGTGAAACCTGCATTGAGATTCATTAGAGAGAATATTTTAAAAAAGGAGACGGAGCTATGGTGAACAAAGTAATAGCAATAATCATTGCGATGATGACCACATTTGTTGTGACGATGCCCTTCGCATTCGAAGCATACTTCACAACAACAGTTTTTGTATCAATAAGTAGTGTAGTTACTAGTTACTACGTAGCTAAATATGTTATCAACATATTAAAAAAGACTGAATGCTAGGTGCAGCTAGCAAACAGTCGGGAATAGGAGTTTTTGCACAAAATTCCGATTCCATTCTACCAAAAATGGAGGAAAACGCAAATGTATTACGAAATTGGACAAGAATTTTCTAAAACAATCACGATAGATGGATTTAAATTTTACATGTACGTGGCCAAGACAGAATTCGGCGTAGACGTAACAATTCAAGATCGTGACGATAATACTGTAAGTGAAATCACAATCTATGATGTATCTGGTATGGAAAGTGCCATTGATATTTTAATGTATGAAACACGTGTATGGATTGCTGAAAATATTGATAGCTATGACCGCATAATGAGTAGACTGTTGGGAGGGTTTCAATGAGTAAAGTAGTTACTTACTTCTATAAACACAAAGATTTAGACATTTATGTAACGAACCGTCCAACAGAAGCTAACCCTAACATCAAGTACTCAACAGATAAACGTGATGCACGTAAATTCGATGGAATGGAAAATGTGCTAATCGATACAGCAACACATGATGTTTATAAACACACACACACTGAAACTGATGAAATTGAAAGGGTGGAATTATGAACAAATCTGAATCAGTTGTTGAAATTAACAAAGCTATGGTTGCTTTTCGAAAAGAAGTTAAACAGCCACTCAAAGATAAAAATAATCCTTTCTTCAAATCAAAATATGTACCTCTTGAGAACGTTGTAGAAGCTATTGACGAGGCTGCAACACTTCATGGCTTGTCTTATACACAATGGGCATTAAACGACGGTGAGGGGCGTGTAGGAGTCGCTACAATGCTCATGCATGAAAGTGGCGAATACATTGAATACGACCCCGTTTTTATGAATGCAGAAAAGAATACGCCACAAGGTGCAGGGTCATTAATTAGTTACCTTAAACGTTACTCATTATCTGCAATATTCGGCATCACAAGTGATCAAGATGATGACGGTAATGCAGCAAGTGGAAAGCAAAGTAAATCAGAGCCTAAAGCAAGTAGTAAGACTGTAGGTTCATTAAAGCAAGAAGTGCTTAACTTTGTAGAACTAATGAAGTCACTAAATAAAGATGTAACACAACAACAAGCAGAAAAGACATTTGGCATTCAAAACTACACTGCTATGACTGAACGACAAGCAGTAAACACAATAAACAAAATTCAAACTATGGCGAAAAAATATAAGGAGAATGAATAATGGCAAATTCAGTAATCTTAACAGGACGTATTACTAAAGACTTAGAACTTAAATCAGCAGGACAAACACAAGTGACTAACTTCTCAATGGCGGTAGATAATCCGTTCAAAAGAGATGATGCATCATTTTTTGACATCGTGGCTTTTGGCAAGACGGCAGAGTTACTTAACAACTACTGCGGTAAAGGTAGCAAGATTTTAATCGAAGGCAACCTAAAACAAGACCGATTCCAAGATAAACAAGGCAATAACCGTTCTGCAGTGCGTGTCATTGCTAACCGAGTTGAGTTTTTAGATAGCAAAGGACAATCAAACAACCAGCCTAAACAGCAGCAAGGGCAAGCGCAGGATAATCCCTTTGATAACAGTGACTTTGATGACTCGTCACTCCCGTTTTGATGAGGTGTGTATATGAAAGGAATTTGGAAAGATGTTGTAGGTTATGAAGGTTTGTATGAAGTCAGCAACAAAGGTGGAGTGAGAACTCATAAATATAAAACTACTTATACAAAAAAACATGGCGTAAGGCATTGGAAACAACGTTATTTAAAAAACAAAACACCTAATGGTCGAGATGTAAGAGTAGCACTATGGAAAGATGGTAAACCAAAAGATTTTTTAGTTCACAGATTAGTGGCGTTTGCCTTTATACCAATGATTGAGGGCAAAAATTGCATTAACCATATTGACGGCAACCCCAAAAATAACAATGTAGATAATCTTGAGTGGTGTAACCACTCGGAAAATAATCGACACGCTTTAGAAAATGGACTTATAGATACACAAAAAGCAGTGTCTTTAACACAACTAGATACTGGCATAAAGTTAGAGTTTAAGAGTATGGCGAAAGCAGATAAATGGCTTGATAGATCAATTGGATATACAAGTTACAGACTTCAAAAGAATTATACAACTGTAGTAGCTAGAGATAATACAATTTATAAAATCGAGAAGTTGATATAGATGCCTTTAATCACTAGCTACATCACTCAAGATGACGGCACAACAACTGTCGTTATCTCGGGTGTTGAATTAGGCGATAAGGAAACGCTACTACTAGACAACGGATTCGATGTAGAAGTTGACGTAAATGTCGTAGATCCGTTTCAAATCACTGGCAAACAGCGTCGTAAGATATTCGCTTTAGTCAAAGATATAGAAGAACATACGGGCCAACCTATGGACTATATGAGGCATATGTTTATCGAATATGTAAGAACCTACTACGGATATGACAATCCGATATCACTTAGTAATTGCACTCGAACACAAGCTTCACAAATCATCGACATCATATTGGATTGGGTGTTTGAAAATGGAATACCCCTCAGCTACAAAACAAGTGAATTATTAAAAGGGGATAAATCAAAACTCTACTGGTCAACAGTAAATAGAAACTGCGTTATATGCGGTAAACCTCATTCAGATTTAGCACATAGGTATGCAGTAGGACGAGGGCGTGACAGAACTAAGATAAATCATTACGGCAATCAAGTATTAGCTTTATGCCGCGACCACCACACAGAGCAGCACAACATAGGCATGGACAGCTTTAACGACAAGTACCATTTACATGACAGTTGGGTTGATGTGGATGAGCGACTTAATAAAATGTTGAAAGTAAAGAAATAGCACTCCTAATTTCATCTTGGCGGAGAAACTTAGGAGTACTAAAACTATAAAAATCACTCATCGTTTGAAAGTTTCTTGGCTAAAATATCCAAAAGTATAAACACGGACATAAGTAACGCGATAACGGATGTAGAGAAGAAGTAATCAACATACTCATTACTTGAAGTCTTAACTAATACATGACCACCAAGAGCGTAAGCTGAACTTTTAGATAATCCTTTAACAAAATTTATAAAAGGAGTGACGAAATCATGTTCGAAAGAATTATCGAATACTTCATAGCCGTTAGTTTCATCTGTTGTATTTACTGGTTGGGCAAATTTGAAGGGTTTAGGCAAGGTGTTAATCCTGTAACTCTTAATAAGAGTTTGTCTGATCCTGTTATTAACCTTCAAAATTTCATCTCTAGGAAATTGTGTAGATTTTATAAAATCGTTAAGAATTTCATCCGAAAATAAGCGATTTCGAAACTGTTGAAATGTTAGATTTATTTGAATATTCAACTTAAACACGGATGAGTTGTTAAAAATAAAAGGCTTTATAACAGGTCTTGTTTGTTGAAAGACGTTGTTAAAGGTTGTACGAATTTCAAGTGAAGGCTTAAGCGCCATATTAGTTGTTTGTTTTAGATTTGCAGATGTTTGAGTAAGCACTCCTCTTACATCTTTCAATGGATCGATATACATTTTATCACCCCCAATCTGATGCAAAAGCATTCAGAAAAATTATACCAGAAAGGAGAATGTAAATGACTGACCAACCAAGTTACTACTCAATCATTACAGCAAACGTAAGATATGATAACCGACTTACAGACAGTGAAAAGTTATTATTCGCTGAAATCACATCGTTAAGCAATAAATACGGTTACTGCACAGCAAGCAACGGTTACTTTGCGAAATTATATGAAGTTACGAAAGTTACAGTATCACGCCGGATAGCTAATTTAAAAGAATGCGGATATTTACAAGTTGAAATCATTAGAGAAGGTAATGAAATTAAACAAAGAAAAATGTACCCCTTAACAGAAATGATAAGACCTATTAACACAAATGATAATACCCCTATTAACAATTCTGTTAATACCCCTATTATCACAAATGTTAAAGAGAATAATACAAGTAATAATAATACAAGTATTAATAATATAAATAGAATAGATACATTGTCGGGTAACCCGACATCATATCCTTACAGTGATGTAATTGACTATCTTAACGAAAGAACTGGAAAGCAATATAAATCTACTACTAAAAAGAATCAAACGGTTATACGTGCTAGATCAGATGAAGGATTTAACCTAGACGACTTTAAAAAGGTCATAGATAACAAAGTAGCCGAATGGAAAGGTACGGATATGGAGAAGTACTTACGTCCTGAAACGTTATTTGGCACTAAGTTTGAAGGTTACCTCAACCAACAACAATCAAATGCAGCAGATGAGGATTGGAGAAAGCAATATGAAGGGGTGTTTTAGATGAACCCTTTTGAAAAGTTAGTTAACAAAGCAGGCTTCAGGAATAAAGTCGTAAAACAAGAAATGGGTCTACATTGTGATAAATGCGGTAGGGATTATGACTATTACGAATTTGATAACGGTCAAGTGATTAAAGACGGTTGTGATTGTGACATGATTGCACTTGCCAAACAAAAGACAGAGGATTTTAAAAAAAAGCAACAACGGAATAAGGCGAATGCCATATTCAATAAATCGATTATTAACGATGATCTAGCAGACGCAACATTCGACAATTATATACCAACTAGCCAGTCTTTAGAAAAAGCTAAAGCATTGCTAGAGCGATACGCTACCAACTTTAAGTTAGATAATAAGCAATCGATTCTTTTATACGGTAGCTACGGTACAGGTAAAAGTCATTTATCTATGGCAACTATCAAGCGGGTTAGAGAAAAAGGCTTTTCAGTTTTATACATGAACGTGCCGCAACTCATTACTACTTATAAAAGTACGTATAACAAGAATGCGACGCTAACCGAAAGAGAATTAGACCAAATCATCGATGATGTAGATTTACTTGTACTAGATGATTACGGTACAGCATTAAGTAACTTCGGGATTCAAAAAATGTTCGAAGTAATGGAATCACGCACAGGCAAGCACAACATCATTACTACCAATAACAGTAGTAAAGAATTAATACAAAATAAGGATCTAGCCAAGATATTTAGTCGCATGATGAAGAATACAACACCGATAAACATGAATGGCGAAGATTACAGAATGAGAGGTATTAACTTTTGATTGATAAACAATACATCATTAGACACCTCCATTGTTCAGAGGTATACGCAAATAAGCTCATAGAAAGTGCGCAGGGTAACGAAGAATACTTGTACGACCTATTTATCCAAAAGTATTCAGAACGCAAGAGACGTATGGCTATGACGCTATATGAGGTGGATTAATGAAAGAAACTCGAATAGAAATATTCTACGCAGATGAAAAGAATTTAGATAAACCCATGGGGTCGCCTAGACCCCGATTTAGAAGAACTGGAAGTTTTGTACAAACTTACATGCCAACAACATATTCGCATCACAAAAAGTTTATAGCGGAACAAATGCCAAATCTTCAAAGTGAGAATCAGTTAAAGCTAACTATTGAATTCTACTTTCCGCCACTTAAAAGTTGGTCGAAAAAATTACTATCTACGATGTTAGGAAGTTACAAGAGAACTAAACCTGACTTAGATAATTTACTTAAAACAGTATTAGACGCAGGCAATGAAAAGTTGTGGAAAGACGATAATCAAATAGTTGAAATCAGAACATTCAAAAAATATGCAGAAACTGCACGCACAGTATTAATAATTAATGAAATAGAAGGTGATTAACATGCATACAGTATTAGCTTTACATCGTAATGGAGAGAAACCAACAATAACATCTCATGATGAATTAGAAAAATCGAAAATGGAGCAAGCGTATCAAAGATATAAAACGAAAAGAAAAGAGAAACCATGGTTAACTACAGTACCGCAATCCGTTAAGCCTAGCAGGGCGTACTATGATTTATGCAGATTTGCAGGTGTGCCAGTAAAACAAAAAGAAATCAAACGTTATGAGGCTAAACCGAAAGAAAAGAAATTACCTAAAATACCCGGTGATCATTCACGTGAATTTATTATTAATGGTTATGTGGTATCGGTCAGACAGTTAGCTAAGTTATTAAACATGCGTTACGAAGTTGTAAATAGCAGATTGCGTAACGGTGCAACTCCTGAAGAATTAATGGAGAAAAAGGGTGTGAAGTTATGAGGGTTAAAGATTTAAAACTAGGAGATAAAGTCATCGCATATGTGGATTACAACCACAGAGAAGATGGTATCAATGCCTACCCAATTCAAGGTTATGTGAGAGAAATGCCGAATGATAAACGATGGGCGAAGTTACATTGTGCGCATGGGGTTGAAACAATTACTGATGAAGATGATTTTGAATTATTCGAAAAGAAACGCCCAAGTCATTATGGCTTAGGCAAATCAGACCTTATTGATTATTGGTGCGAAAGATACAGTCCTGACGAATTAAGAGGGGCGTTTAAATCACAGATAAGTAAATACGTTGACCGTTTAGGTTACAAAGATGATGAAGTAAAAGAATTAAATAAAATTATTGATTACGCTACCCGTTATCGTGATTGGTTGGAGTGTGATAAGTGATGAGTGATGACATCATAGCAATATTAATTGTGCTAGTACTCTTTGGAATCCCCTCATTGTATCTACTTATAATTGAAATGGGTTGGGGGCAATTTGGGGATATATTAGACCAAAATCCCGAACTGAGCGCATAGTAAGAAAAGAAGTTAAGCGATTAGAGCGAGAAATTAAAGAGCGAGAACGCCTTAAGGATTTATACAAAAGACTCGAACAATTACAGGAGCGTGATAAGTAATGGGCGTACCAATGTATGAATATGTGGTTTACAAAGGCGACGAAGTGATTTGCGCTGGCACTAAGGATGAAGTGGTGAAGAAACTAGGTATAAACAAAAATAACCTTGATTCCATTGCTAGTAATCGAACTGAAAAACGAGAAGCAGACGCTTATGAAAGAAATGGCTACAGTAAGCGAATGGTAGCTGTAAAAGTGAGTATAGCCGAACTACAGAAAGAATTGGGGGTGGTGCGATGAACACATTCCACTTATACAATGCAGCGGAAGAAAAAGTAATGATTGTACAGGAAACTTTCGGCGGCTACATCATGGTTGGTTTACCGAAGTCGCACTATAGCCATATCGACGGTTATTATGCTACAGATGAATTTAACTACTTTAAATCAGTGCATAACCTAATGTACGCAGAGGAGTTAGGCAGTCAGATTAGTATATTTGATATTTAATAAGAAAAATAGCCCCGTAAATCGGGACTACAATTCTTTCGTAATTAAAACTTTTACACCGCAATACAAATTATAGACATATGTTAAGAATGCCATAACTAAAAGTATTATTCCTAAAGTAAAGTACAAAGGTATGTTAGATGTACTTTGGCTTAAACCAAAAAAGATAGCAGCCAATGTCATTGAAATCCAAGGAAGAATGTGATAAATAATCGATTTTTTTGCATGTGTGGTTACTGGGTATTTCGTTAAAATCCATACGACTATAGGGAAAAGAACAGGAGCAAAGAACACACTAAAGTAGCATAGAGAAGCTAGCAGTTTGTCGGATGAATTTGACATAATGTTTCACCTCCTTGGTTCAAATATTATATAACAATAATACTAATAACAAATAAAAAGAGGTTTATTAAATGAAAATTTTGAATTTATTAATAAGGAGGACGAATAAATGGAGATACTGCATTTACTTGGGTTGCTTTTAACTGGGGCGTTTGTTTCAGATTATATAAGAATACGCAAACAAAACGCTAAATTAAGTCGTAATATTTCTGTCCTATCGGAATATGTTGCGAAACATTACGGATTAGATTATACGTACTGGCTTATAAATAAAGAGGAGGACAAATAAATGAATAATTTAACAATAAAACAACTAAAAGAACTTTTGCAAATACAAAAGGAATTTGACGATAGAATTCCGACACTTAATTTACAAGATAGCAAGATCGCATATGTTGTTGAATTCTTTGAGTGGTTTAACACATTGGAAACATTTAAGAATTGGAAAAAGAGACCGGGCAAGCCGTTAGATGTTCAGTTAGATGAATTGGCGGACATGTTGGCATTTGGATTGAGTATTACAAATCAAATTGTCGACATACAAGAAATAGAATTAGAGCGTGTGATAAATTGCGATGTAGCAATACCGAATAAGATTGACGAATATGACTATCAGCAGTTATTAGGCATATTAGATTGTGCAATAAGGTTGAACCGAACAGTATCATTAACATTTGCACTAGCACATAGATTCTATACAATCGACCAACTTATCGACGCTTACAAAAAGAAAATGGAGGTAAACCATGCCAGACAAGACGGGGAAGCAGACACAGACAAAGGGTACGTGTAAACCAGTTGACTCAAAGAAAAAACTTAAAAGAAACAACGCTAAACACCAAATACATGTATGCAAAATGCCTGATTGGGCTTAACGAAAAGAAGAGGTATCAAAAAGTGGAGAAAAAGGGTTCGGCTCATCAGGATTCTAGTAGTAATGACATACTACAAAAGGTTAAAGAAATATTAAACAAGGAGTGATCATATGAAATATTTAAGAGTGGTATTACACACATTGGTAACGATCTTAATTTATGAGGGTGCTAAGGCATTGATGAATGATATGTACCTACAAGATGAAGTTGATACGGAGGAATATTAGATGTGGGCAGCGTTAATTATATTTTTATCTGTATTATCAATCGTATTACTCATTCACAACACAATTTTACAGAAGAAAAACGAAATACTTAATTACGCAGTAAGCGTTCTTGCTGGGCACGTGTTCGAAGAGAGCGGAGAAGAATACGTGAAGAAGTTAATGAAGTAGGAGGTAAAGAATGTACACACCATCTGAAGTTAAACAATTGATTATGGATTATCACTGGATGCGTCGACTTATTGACCATCAGGTTTATGAATACGATAGTACTTCTATAGGGCAGTATGGCATTGAGTCTGCAATGCCTAAAGCACAGGGTGGTACTGGAGACAAAGTACTGGTACGTGTGATACGTAATGATAAGGATAGACGCAAGACACAAGACTTAATAGATAAAGTATCATTCATCGATGAGCACGAGCATCTTATTACTAATGACAAGAACTACCATATATTACAATTACTCAAACAAGGCGAAAGTATTACTGCTATTGAGGTATTAATGAAAGCAAGTAGAAAGAATGTTTACAATCGTATCAATCAGATTGTGGAGGAGTATATGAAAGCGCAAGGGTAACACATTACACAGATTACACACTTTACACAGTATTATGTGTATCGAACTTTATTTATTATAATGAACTTGTCAATACTATATATACTTAAGTCACTGGCACTCGAGTTATCTCGGGTGCTCTTTTGTTTGCTTGATATAAGCAGGAAGGATAGGTGGTTCGATGTTAAGTAATACATCATATCGATGAGTAAGTATAGTGATTACATTGATAAGCGTAATGAGCATCGCAAGTTTTATATGAGAGCGAAATGGCGTAAAACACGTGAACAAGTATTAAGAAGAGATCATTACGAATGTTTGCAATGTAAAGCAGAAGGAAAGCTTACGATTAATCAACAACAATCATTGGAAGTTGACCATATTCTTGAGCTAGATACCCATCCTGAACTAGCTTATGATTTAGAGAATCTTCAAACTTTGTGTAAGTATCATCACAATAAGAAGCATGGTCGGTTTGAACACAATCCAAGTAATAAAAAAAACATATATGATGATGAACAGTGGTGATAAGAAAAAGTTATCACAAAAAGTGTTGTTTTAGGATAGAGAAAACGAGCTATACCCCCCAGTTTTAAGAATCCTACACCTAAAGTATTTGGTGGAAACCGGCGCTTGGCGCAATTCAGCAACTATAAGTTAAATTTATATATGTAAGGAGGTTGATAAAATGGAAAATGTAACTGAATTAAACAGTGAACAGGTAGAAACCATTGACAAAACAAGGGAATGGCTTATGAAACAAGTCGATTTAGATAACCTTGTGGAAGTAGAAAAGGTCGATAGATACTGTAACCTTCTCAAAATATTCTACTATCTTGATAATGACGTTTATGCCCGTGGTCCTGTTATCGAAGTTGGTAATGGTAAACAAGGGTTTATCAAACCGAATCCTGCACTTGCAGAAAAAAATAAAATAAACGGATCACTACTAGCTATAGAAAAATCGTTTCAACTTGATAAAAAAGCTGAACAACGTCGATTAGAAGAAGCGCAGAAGGGACCTGATCTAACGTGAAGATACCTCGTTATGTCATTGAGTATATTGAGAAGGTTAAAGACGGAAGAGTTATAGCTAATAAAGAACGTCATGATTTAATTGCTTTTTTAGAGACGAACATTTTAAGTCGAGAGGATTTATATTTTGATACACAGAAGATAGAAGACTACATTAAATTTAGTGAAAAGTGGTTTTTTGAACTTCAAGATTTTCAAAAATTCATTTCTTGTTTCGTCTTCTTGTATGAAGAAGAAACATTATCCCCATATTTTAGTGAGTTTTTTATATCTATGGCACGTGGCGGAGGTAAAAACGGTTATATTAGTACGCTAGGCGCATTTTTTATGACACCACTACATGGCATACCTAAATATAATATGTCTGTTGTGGCGAATAGCGAAAAACAAGCTAAAGTATCTTTCGAAGAAATACACGATATGATTGAAAGCAATGATCTAGCTATTAGTAAAGAAAAACCCAATAACCCTTTCTATCTAAGTAAAGTATACGTAGAAGGGCTGTCGACCAAATCTCAATTTCTTTTTGACACATCAAACGAAAAAACTAAAGATGGTGCCCGTGAGGGGTGTATTTTCTTTGATGAAATTCACGCTTATGAGAAAGATACGATTATCAATATTAAACGAAGTGGTTTAGGTAAAGTTGCACACCCGCGCACTTTTTATATTGGTACAGATGGTTATGTCAGAGAAGGGTTTCTAGATCGGTTGAAAGAACGCGCGGATAATGTACTCAATGGTGAATCGCCAGAGGATAGGTTGTTTCCGTTTATTTGTAAGATTGATGAACGGGAAGAAATTGATGATCCAGATATGTGGGAAAAGGCAAACCCGATGTTTGAAAAACCATTAAGCGCTTATGGTCAACAGTTATTCAAAGAAGTTAAGCAGCAATATTTAACTCTTAAGTTTAATCCTTCTGGGCGACCTGAATTTATGACTAAACGAATGAACCTTCCAGAAACAGATTCGCAGAGCGTTGTCGCACCTTGGGACGATGTAATTGCCACTAATCGCCCTATGCCACCTCTAGAAAATGAAGAGTGTATTGGGGGTCTTGACTATGCAAGTTTAAAAGACTTCGCCGCAGTTGGTTTATTATTCCGAGATGGAGATAATTATATTTGGAAAACACATTCATTTGCGCGCAAAGCGTTTCTAGATGAATATCAATTAAAACCACCAATAAGAGAATGGGAAAAGCAGGGATTGCTTACAATTGTTGATGAACCCACTATTAGCCCTCAACATATAATTGACTGGTTTTTAGACGCACAACAAAACTACGGGCTAAAAAAAGTTATCGCTGATAATTTCCGTATGGATTTATTACGTCCGTTATTTGAGGATAGTGGAATTGAATATGAAGTAGTTAAGAACACGCGAGCAATTCAGTCACTTCTAGCTCCACGTGTTGAAGATATGTTTGCGCAACATCATATAATATTCGGAGACAATCCATTAATGCGCTGGTATACAGGCAATGTCGTGGTCAAAATAGATAAATATGGTAATAAGACATATGAGAAGAAAGAACCTATACGACGTAAAACTGATGGTTTTCAAGCGTTTATTCACGCATTGTATAGAGCAGATGAATTAAAAGATTCTAGTATTGAAGAAGAGATAACCTTGTTAAGGGGTTTGAGATTTTAGAAAGGAGGGAGAGTAGTGGGGCTACTTGATAACGTCTTTAAACGTAACGCTGAGTTATCGTGGATGTATGATTTAGAACTGTTACAAGATAAAAGTCAAAAAGCATATTTAAAACAAATTGCGCTAAACACAGTAATTGAAATGGTTTCTAGGACGATAGCTCAAAGTGAGTTTAGAGTTATGAAAGGCAATGTAAAAGAAAAGGACCAACTTTATTATCAGTTAAATGTACGACCTAACAAAAATCAAAATGCGGTAGATTTTTGGCAAAAATTTATTTATAAACTTATCATCGACAATGAAGCACTTATTGTTAAAAATGATGATGGGTATTTTTTTATAGCAGATGACTTTAACTATGAAGAAGAACTAGGTCTATATCCGCATCGATTCACTAACGTTATGGTTAACGATTTTGAGTTCAAACGTATATTTACTATGGATGACGTTATTTATCTTACATATAATAACGAAAACCTTGAAAAGTATTCTTTAGGTCTTTTTGAAGATTATGGAGAAATTTTTGGACGTATGATCAACATTCAATTATTGAATAACCAAATCAGAGGGACTTTGCAAATTGATGCAACACAGTTTAAAAGCCAAGAATCGCAAAAAGATTTGCAAGGATACATTGATATGCTATTTGAAGCATTTAAAAACAATACAATAGCTGTCGCACCATTAACAAAAGGATTAACATATGAAGAACATTCAGGCAAAGGTGCTGCACAAGGAAAACAAGAATTTAAAGAAATCGAAGAATTAAAAAGAACAATTTTAACAGATATTGCTCGAATGATTGGAGTTCCTCCCTCATTGGTTCTAGGAGAAATGGCAGATTTAGAAAAAACGATAAACTCTTATTTAAAATTCTGCATTAATCCTTTACTTAGAAAAATTGAATCTGAATTAAATGCTAAATTCTTTTATCCAGATGAATTTTTAAATGACGACAAACATATAAAGGTCGTGGGTATTGATAAACGCGATCCACTACAGATGTCAGAAGCGATAGATAAGCTTGTTTCATCTGGTACATTTACTCGGAATCAAGTCAGAATCATGACGGGAGAAGAACCAGCTAATGACCCAGAATTAGATAAGTTTATTATCACTAAGAACCTTCAAAGTGCAGATGAATTTAAAGGAGGTGAATCGAATGACAAACAAGATTCCTAATGTTGTGCCACAATTTAAAAATGAAATTAAAAACAATACGCATATCCTTACTTTAAACGGCGTGGTAGCATCAGATGAGTTTGATAACTCGATATCTTTCAAGCGCATCGAAAACGCTCTTAAAAATACAGATAAAAATGTTGTCATTAAATTAGCAAGTGGTGGGGGTGACGCATTTGAAGGCATTAATATTTATAATTATTTAAGGAATTTAACAAATCACGTCACTGTTGAAATTACTTCCTTAGCTGCTAGTGCTGCTTCCATTATTGCTATGGGTGCTGATGAAATCATTATGCATACAGGGGCTAATATGATGATTCATGAAGCTGCTTTAATGGCTTTCGGAAACAAGTCACAACTTCAAAAAGCGCTTAATGCTGTAGAAAGTGCGGATAAATCTATTGTAGAAATTTATCATGAACGTACTGGTTTAGATAAACAAAAAATTATAAGCATGATGGCCGAGGAAACATGGATGACTGCGGATGAAGCAATTGAATATAAGTTTGCAGATAAAAAAATGCAATCCAAGGAGGTGATTGATATGGATAAAGGACAGTTAGTTGCTAGTTTGAAAGAACAACAAAAGATGTTAGCTCAAATGATTGTTAATGTATCGGGTGGAGAAGAACCAAATAGCAATGAAACTTTGGAACAACGCTTAGCTAATGTTGAAAATGAGGTTAAAAATTTAAAGTCTAGAGTTGAAGTTTTAGAAGATGGCGATTCAGGTGATGATTCAGAAGAAATTTCGAACGGATCTGTGCAAAACAAATTTAATCGCTTTGCATTCTAGCAAGCCTTTCGTGAGCAACGGAGGGCTTATTTTAATATAAAAACAAGGAGGCATAATAATGTCAGATATGAAAATTAATGATAAAAAATTACGTAATTACCACGAACATAAACAAAAGTTCGCTAAATTAGTTCAAAATGGCGCGTCAGACGAAGAACAATCAAAAGCTTTCGGAGAAATGTTCGACGCACTTTCAAATGATTTGCAAGAAGAAATCACAGCAGAGGTAAATAATCGTGTTGTAGATAACGGTATTCTTGCTAAGCGTACAATCGAGCCGCTAACTTCAGAAGAACGTAAATTCTTCAACGAAATTAATTATGAAACAGGCTATAAAGAAGAAAAATTATTACCGGAAACAGTTATTGAAAGAATCTTCGATGATTTACAGAAGAACCACCCTTTACTTTCTAAAATTAATATTAAAAATGCAGGAATTGTTACTCGTGTTATTCGTGCGGAGTCTAAAGGACAAGCTGTATGGGGTAAAGTGTTTGGAGAAATCAAAGGCCAATTAGATGCTGCGTTCAGTGAAGAAGAATTCAAACAATCTAAACTAACTTGTTTTGTAGTTATTCCAGATGATTTGAAAATGTTTGGGCCACAATGGATTGAACGTTTTGTACGAACACAAATTCAAGAGGCTATTTCAGTTGCTTTAGAGGATGCGTTTTTAAACGGCGGAGGCGCTTCTAAAGACCAACCTGTTGGGCTAACTAAGAATATTAATGATGATAATGGTGCTGTGACGGACAAAGAAAGTGCGGGAACGTTAACGTTTGGAAATCCAATTAAAACAGTATCTGAAATGAAAGATGTTTTAAAAGCACTTTCTGTAGATAAAAAAGGTCGTGAAATTAACATTGATGGCAAAGTGGTATTTGTAGTCAACCCACGCGATGCATGGGATATTCGCGCAAGATACACATATTTAACTGCTAATGGTGGTTATGTAACAGTATTACCTTACAATGTAGAAATTATCACGTCAGAATTTGTTAAATCAGGAAAACTGGTTGCATTTGTTAAAGACAGATATGACGCAGTACGTGGTGGAGGTCTTACAATTAAAAAATTCGACCAAACTTTAGCTTTAGAAGACGCTATTTTGTTTACAGCCAAGACATTCGCTTACGCACAACCGTTAGATAACAACGCTTCAGCGGTTTACGATTTGAACTTGGATACAATTGAAGATAAACCTCTAGCTGGTAGTTTACCAGAAGTATAAAGTGGGTGAATACTAATGAAACAAATAATCATTAGTGAAAAAATGTTGGCGTCCTTTAAAAGTTACGCGAAAGTTAACCACACTAGCGAAGATGAATATTTAAAAGATCTTATCGCAAAATCGTACGCTAATCTTCAGTCAAGGTTTGGCGATTTTGATATAGAAAGTAATCTTGTGGGACGAGATTTAGTTTTTGCAAGAACTCGCTATGCTTATGAAGATTTAACTGAATATTTTAACGATAATTATCAAGATGACCTTGTACATTTTGGTTTAAATAATGTTATCGGAAGTGATAGAGATGAGAAGAAAGTTTAAAAAACCATTTATCACTACCAAAAAATTAAACACATGGGTTCAATTCTATGAGTATATTGATAACGAGGGCCCAGAAGCTGGCCAAAAGAGAAAACAAAGACTCTATGAGTGTTGGGCTTATGTGCCGAGATGGAAAATGACTGAACTACAGCAAGCAATTGATAGTGGTACAGAGCATGACGTCAAAATATTTATAAGAGAAACTCATGGCGAGTATATTCCAAAAGATACTCATTATGTTTCAATAGATTCGCCATATATTCAACAGGACTTAAATATTAAAATTGTCCAACCCGATGTAGAAAACGAACAATTTTTAATGTTGCAAGCTGGTGTTAAATCATGAGGCTAAAAGCAGAAAAAATTGATCTGAGTAAAGAGTTGGAAAAGCGTATCGGCAAAAGACAATTAAATCGCATCATTGATAAGGCGTTAGTTGAAGCAGGCAAAGTGGTTTTAGAGGCTGTGAAAGCCAATATAAGATACTTTAGAGATACAGGTGCGGAATATGGTGAAGTTAAACTGTCTGACCCTAAATGGGAAAGAGGTCAAAGAACAGTGAGAATTTATTGGGAAGGTGAAAAACACCGTTACTCAGTTGTACATTTGAATGAGAAAGGTTTTTATGGGCGTGACGGTAAATTTGTAAAACCTAAAGGTATGGGTGCTATTGATATAGCTTTAAGAGCCTCTCGCGAACGATATTTTAAAGTTTTTGAAGAGGAGGTTCAGAAGTTTCTATGAAAGATATTTTACTGGAAGTCTTCAATCTATTAGTAGAAGATGAACAATTGATGAGATGGGTCAATAAATCTAACGTCAAATTTAATCAATACCCAGATGTCAAAGATAAAATAAAGCCTTATATAGTCATTGATGACTATGATGACCCTATACCTAAATGGCATTCAGATGGAGAAAGAATCGCTTATAACTATGCTTTTCAAATTGATGTTATGGTCAAGTATAGCGATGAATACAACGCTAGAAAAAGACGTAATGAGATTTCAAATAGAATTAGTGATATTTTATGGAAAAATCAAATTAAACATGTAAGAAATTTAGGCAATGAATATGATAAAGATTTAGCTTTGTATCGCTCGACTCGACGATATGAGGCTATTTTTTATGAAAATTATTAGGAGGAATTATAAATGGTCAAATATGCTAAAACACCAAAATCATTTATTAACGTTAAAGATTTAGGATTTGCATTATTAGAAACGGATGAGGCAGATGGCACAGTTAAATATACAAACATTACACAGACGCGCGGTTTGCAAGAAATTTCTGTAGAAACAGGTGGAGAAGTTGTAAATGCTTATGCTGACGGAGGTATCATCGAATCTGGTAATACAGATGGTGAAGGTAAAATTTCAATGACAATGCATGCGTTCCCTCAAGAAATTCGTCAATTGATTTTCAACGAGGTTTATAATGAGCATGGCGTTTATGCAGAGAAACAAGGTAAACAAAACAATTATGTAGCTGTTTGGTTTAAACGTGAGCGTAAAGACGGGACATTCCAACGTGTTGGATTGACGAAAGTGATGTTCTCTGATCCACAAATCGAGGGTAAAACGTCTGAGGAAAATTGGGAATTTAGTTCAGAAGAATCTGAGGGAACAGCAATGCATCGTATTGCTGATGGTAAGCGTAAAATCTTATTTGACTCTGCGAAAGAAGAAGCAGATGAAAATGAATTCTTTAAAGAATTATTTTCTAACGAAGAAGGTTTAGAGGCTAAAGACCCAGAAGAAGATTCAGAAGGGGATTTTAGTGAAGCAGAAGATGTAACAATTACTATCGAGCCATCTTCTGCAGAAGTAAAAGTCGATAGTACGGTTCAATTAAGAGCTAATGTAAGTCCTGAAGATGCGATTGATTCAGATGATGTTACGTTTGAATCAAGTAATACAGACGTTGCAACTGTTGATGAAAATACAGGATTAGTAACTGGTGTTTCAGAAGGCGAAGCTAGAATAGCTGTAGGAAGTGGTTCACGTCGTAAAGTTTATGCACAAGCTACAGTACGTGTAACTTCTAACGAAATTTAATCAAACAGGCGACTTTAACAGGTCGCCTATTTTTGTATACAAAAATAACACTCGTATAAAGGAGTGAAAATATGGCAAGATATGAAGTTTTGAAATCAAGTAAAGATAAAGAAACAAACGAAGTATTTCACCAAGGAACTACAATTGATAAAACGATTAAATATATTAATGAACACGAATCTAAGCTTGAAAAAGCAGGGTATGAATTACCTTTTTTTAAACGATTAGACAAATAAGGAGAGTATAAATAATGGCTAAATTAAAACGTAACTACATTCAATTGGTAGAGAACCCAAATGCAGAAGAAATTAAAATGGAGACATATTTAACACCTCATTTTATCCCTTTAGATGTTTTATATGAAGCGACTGATATTATGGTAGAACTCGAAAAGGTTGAATCGGGGGAAGTTGAAATGAGTTTTGGAGAACAACTAGATAAGTTGATTGATGCGGTTGTTAAAATTTACGGAAAACAATTCACTAAAAAAGATGTTAAAACACGTTTGCATGCGCCAGATGCAATTGAAACACTTCAAAAGCAAGTTGAATTTATTGCAAACGGACAACAAGACGAAGAAACAAAAAAGTTTATCCAGAGCATAAGCTAAAAGATGAGGATTTAACTTATGAAGGTATGCAGAGAAATTTAGATAAAGTGGTCAAAGATATGATTGAAAATGGAATGGCTCCTGATCAAGTGTTAAAAATGCCGTTTCATTATTTATTACAAATTCTAGACGAACGCCATACCAATCAAGTTATATCAGATAGTAAGGCTGACGCTCTGTTTTCTGCGTTATAAGGGGGCGTTATGTCCCCTTTATTTTTTTGAATAAGGAGGTGTAGTAAATGGCTATTAAAGGTATGTCGATATTATTAGATGCTAAAGATATGGGCGTCCAACGTACATTACAACAAATCAAAGGTCAGTTCAAAACATTATCGAGTGAAATGTCACGTTCAAGCAATAATTTCAAACATACTGAAAAATCAATGACCACTCTTAAACAACGTTCTAAAGAACTTTCTAAAGGTATTGATATTACAGAAAAATCAATGAAAGAAATTGCTGAACAACTCAAAAAAATGAGTGCGGAAGAACAAAAGACAAGCGCGCACGCTGAAAAATTACGAAATGAGTATAGTCGTCAACATAAGGCACTAAATATGTATCAAAGACAACTTGCTTCCACAGAAAAAGAGATAAAGCAGTTTAACAATACAACAAAGCGCTCGGTTTTTTCTATGGAAAAGGTTAATAATATCTTAGGAACTATGCGTAAACAGCTAAATATAGCAAATATGAGTTTTGAGCGTGCTGGAAAATCCGCAAAGAGTTATCAGAACTATTTAAATCAACTTAGTGTGGTAATGAATAAGCACAAAAACGCAATACAAGTATTAGAATCACGTTATAAAAAAGTAGTACGAGAACAAGATGAGATGTCAAAAGAAGCGTTAGAACTTAAAGAAAAGATATTGCAGGAAAAACAGGCCTTAGGTGTCTTGGATAAACAGTTCAAAGACACAACTTTAAAAGCTAAGCGTTTTTCTATGGAACAAAAGAGCATGACGATGTCAATGTCTCAAATAAGAGAACGTATCACTTCTGTTGCTAATGCTTTAAAAATTAGTACATCTAAATTCAAGATGAGCGGACAAACTGCTCAATCATATAAAGCTCATATAGCTGATTTGAACAATAGTATGAAGCAGCAAAAGCTCATTGTTCAAAGTTTAAGTAGACAGTACGATTATGCTAAACGACAATATGGAGCAACAAGCAAAGAAGCGCAAGAGCTTAATTTGAAATTAACTGAAGAACGATTGAAGTTAAAAGAATTAAACGGTCAGCTTCGAGAAACAACAAACGCACATAATCGATTAGAGATGGAGCAAAGGCAAGGTATCTCGTCTATGTCTCAAATACGTGCGAAAATACAAAGTTTCAATGATACGTTGTCGTTATCACGAAGTAACCTATCACGTGCAGGAGAAAGTGTTAAAGCGTATGGCAGTCATTTAAAAACGTTAAACACTAACATGACTCAACAACGTACGGTATTGCGAGAGTTAAATGCACAGTATAAATTTGTAGCTTCCACACAAGGGAAAAATAGCCAAGAAGCGCGTGAGCTTGCAAGTGCCATTTCACACCAAAAAATTAAATTAAACGAACTAGAAAGTGAAATTAAGCAAACTTCAAATGCTTTTAAACAATTATCTGTGGAGCAACAACGTGCTCAAAGATTAAGTGCAACTGGTTTTGGTCGAGGAATTCAAACAGTTAATAAATATAAAGATTCTTTACAAAGTGTTTCTTCCACAATGAGATCTGTAGGTACGGGAGCCCTTATTTACATGACAATGCCTGCAGTTGCAGCAATTGGGACAGGTATAAAAGCATCAGTTGAATGGGAACAAGCATTAGCAGGTGTGGCTAAAACGACTAATATGAGTGGTTCAGAGCTGAATAAAATGGGTAACGAAATCACTAATATGAGTAATAAGATGCCGTTTGCTGCTACTGAAATAGCAGGTGTTGCTGAAGCTGCAGGTCAATTAGGCGTTAAGAAGAAGGATATTACTTCTTTCACCAAAACTATGTTAAATATGGGGGTTGCTACAAATTTAACTGCAGAGGAAGCAGCAACAGAATTTGCAAGGTTTGCCAATGCAGCAAAAATGCCTATTAGCGATGTGGATAGATTAGGTAGCACTGTAACTGCCTTAGGTAACACGACAGCGACGACAGAAGCTGAAATTGTTGAGTTAGGGCAACGATTAGCAGGTGCAGGTTCACAAGCGGGTTTTAGCGCAGATCAAATTATGAGTATAAGTGCTGCAATTAGCAGCGCGGGTATCGAAGCTGAAGCTGGCGGTACAGCAATGACGCAGATTTTTAATAAGATGACGAAAGCAGCCGCTAATGGCGGTTCGGAATTAGAAGCATTTGCTAAAACATCTGGAATGAGTGCACAGGAATTCGCTCAAACGTGGGAAAGCAACCCTAGTAAAGCATTAAGTGCGTTTGTAAAAGGGCTATCACAAACTAAAGGTGGAGCTAAAGGTGTAATTTCTGCGTTAGATCAAGTGGGTATTAAAGGCGTACGTGAGGCAGATACGATTCGTCGTATGGCGAACAATCATAAGTTACTAGACGACGCTTTAAAAACTGGTGCAGAAGGTTGGAAAAAGAATACAGCACTAACAGATGAGGCACGTATTAGATATGAAACTATGGGTTCAAAGCTCAAAGTACTTAAAAACACTTTTATTAACTTTATGCGTACAATTGGCGATGCATTAGCCCCTTTTGTCATTAAATTATCAGACGCGTTGACTGGCTTATTCAAACATTTACAAGGAACTAGTGATGCGACCAAAATAGCAATAACTGTATTTGGTTTAATGGCCGCAGCAATTCCTCCATTATTAATCGGCTTAGGTTTATTGGGAAGTGCGATAACTAATATCGCTGGAGCAGTTACATTATTGAATGGGACTAAAGGTGGAGCTGCATTTTTTAGTTTATTTAATGGCGGTATTAAATCAGTTTTACCTAATATAGGTCAAATGTTAACAAAAATACCATTATTAGGAAGCGCGTTCACAATTCTTACTGGCCCTATTGGTATAGCAATAGCGGCAGTCGTAGCTATTGGGACAGCGTTTGTAGTGGCGTATAAAAAATCTGAAACGTTTAGAAACATTGTTCATACGGTAATAGATCCAGTTATCAATGGTTTTAAACGCTTGTGGGCGTTTTTGAAAAGTTTTTGGAATGGTATTAAACAAATTTTCAATGGCAACACCGTAACCGGTAATAACATATTAGAAAAAATCTTACCAAAGCAGGCAGCAAAAGACTTCACTCAAACTTTAATGATGGTTCGTAATGCATTCAATGCGACAATGCAATATCTTAAAAACATATCAGTTATTATTGGTGCTTTTTTAAGTAGCTTTTGGAAAGCGCACGGTGGTCAAGTTAAAGGTGTATTTCTAGGCATTAAAACCGTTATATATCAAGTGATGAACGCTATATACAGCAACATTATCAAACCTATCTTAAGTGGTATTAGAAATGCATTTAAAATTGCTTTTAGCGGTTTGAGAGATATTGTAAAAAACAGTTTTTCGGCGATTAAATCTATTGTTCAAGGCGGATTAAATGTCATAGCTGGCCTTGTGAAAATATTTAAAGGTGTGTTAACCGGGGACTTTAGATTGATGTGGAACGGCATAAAACAAATCTTCCGTGGGGCATTAAAGTTCTTGTACGGTCTATTAAAATTGACCTTTGGCAATATGCTGATTGTTGTTAAAACGACTATGAAATTGATATGGAATGCAATAAAAACAGGTTTTGGTATAGCTAAAAATGCTTCTATAAGTATTTTAAAAGGCTTATTAAGTGGCATTAAAGGTATATTTAATACCATATTAAGATTTAACAAGACAATAATGAGTAGTATTAGGAATGTTATTGCAAAAACTTGGACGTCTATTAAAAACAATACAATAAGCATTATTCGTTCATTGTGGAATGGCATAAAAAGGACATGGAATTCGTTATATTCTGGGACTCGAAACATATTTAGCAAATTAAAAAACTGGTTAGTAAATTTATGGAATTCAATTAGAAGTAACATCACACGTACAGCTTCAAATTTGTGGTCGAGAGTAAAAGGTACTTGGCAAAAACTATGGAATGGTACAAGTAGTACATTTACTAAAGTTAAATCATTTATGACTGATAAATGGCAGTCTATCAAACGTTCAGTCACAGGTATTGCTAGTGCATTATGGCGTTCAGTCCGCAATACATTCAACAACATGAAAAACGGGCTTGCGAATATTATTGGTAAAATAAAAAGCCACATCGGTGGAATGGTAAGTGCCATTAAGAGAGGTTTAAATGGACTTATCAAAGGGCTTAACTGGGTAGGTTCAAAATTAAGCTTGCCAAAAATACCGACACTGTCTACAGGGACACAAAAAATTAACCGCCATATTACCACTACATCAGACGGCCGTTTAAAACAGGGGACAATGGCAGTTGTGGGAGATAAAGGTCCTGGTAACGGCAAAGGTGTTGATGGTCGTCGTGAATTAATTCAATACCCTAACGGACGTACTGCTTTAACCCCTGCCAAAGATACGACTACATTCTTGCCTAAAGGGTCACGTGTAATAAGTGGAAGTATGCGTCAACAGATGTTATCCACTGGGACATTACCTAGATTCAATGGCGGTTCATGGTTCGGTAAAGCTAGTAATTGGCTTTCTGACAAAGCAAGTTTCATTGGCGGAAAAGTCAAAGATGTAGGTAAATGGCTATCTGGTAAAATCGGCGACGTTATGGATTATATGGATAATCCAGGCAAATTATTAGATAAAGTATTAGGTGGATTAGGAATCAATTTCAATAGCCTTACAAAAGGCATGGGCATTGTAGGAGATATTACAAAAGCTGCGTGGAAAAATATCAAAAAAGCTGCGATCAAATGGATTGAAGATGGTTTTTCTGAATCGGGAGATGGCGGCGTTTTAGATATGAGCAAGTTACGTTATCTATACGGGCGTACAGCCGCGTACACACGCGAAACAGGTCGACCGTTCCACGAAGGTTTAGACTTTGATTATATCTACGAACCATTACCTTCCACTATTGATGGTACAGCTAAAGTCATGCCATTTATGGATGGTGGATATGGTAATTGGGTAAAAATTGTCAAAGGTGCTTTAGAGGTTATATACGCTCATCTATCTAAACATAAACTTAAAACGGGGCAAAAAGTAAAAGTTGGACAGACTGTTGGTATATCAGGTAACTCCGGATTTAGTACAGGCCCGCATTTGCACTATGAAATGAGACGTAATGGACGTCATTTCAATCCATTACCTTGGCTTAAGAAAAACAATGGTAGCGGTAAAGGCAAAGGTGGTTGGGCTGGTAATATTAGACGTGCAGCTAGCCGAATGAAAGTTAGAGTATCAAACAGTGATGTACAAGACATATTAAAACTTATAAAAACTGAATCAGGTGGTCGTGAAAGTATTGTTCAACAAATTGTTGACATCAATACAGGTGCTAACCGTGCACGAGGGTTACTACAATATACACCAGGTACATTTGCTGGTTATAAAGTTAAAGGTGCAGGTAACATTATGAGCGGTATGCATCAATTGCTTGCATTCTTCAATAATAGCAATTGGCGTTGAGATTTATCCGCTTGGAAAAGCCGTATGTCACGTGGTATCACAGGTTGGGGGCCATCAGGTTCAAGACGATTTGCGACTGGTGGACTCATCAAAAATGCTGGTTGGTACAACATTGCAGAGGGTGGTTATCCTGAATGGGTGATTCCAACTGATCCATCACGACGTAGTGATGCTATGAAGTTGTTAGCGCTTGCCGCACAAGACATCAATCGTGGTAAACAATCAGGTAATAAACGCCCTGGACAATTACCGAATGTAAATCGTGGTGGTTCGGACAATACAGCACTATTGCTTAAAATGATTGAAAACCAACAAGCGCAAATTAACCAACAACAAGCACAAATGAAAGTATTAATGGAAATCGCCGCGAAAGAATTAATCATTGACGAGTCGTCGATGGAACGTATGCATAATAGACATCAAGACAAACGTGAACGCAACATTTCACGTAAACAAAGATTTAATACAGGAGGTGTATTTGCTTAATGAACGATACAATAATAGTGAATGATAAAACGCTTCCGTGGTTATTTATTGAAAGAGGGTTTAAAATACCCTCTTTTAATTTTGAGGTAAAAACTGAAGAAGTGCCCGGTAGAAGTGGTTCAGTTTATCAAGGGCGAGAGTTGAAACAATACGAATTTGAATTACCAATGATCATCCATAATGACTATTTATCACACAGTGGTATAAAGTCACATGATGACATATTGAATGAGTTGGTTAAATTCTTTAACTACGACAATCAAGTTAAACTTCAATTTAAATCAAAACAATGGTACTGGAATGCATATTTTGAAGGGCCGATAGAATTATTAAGTAAGACTGAAAACCATATCAATATTGTTAATTTGAAAGTCGTTTTAACTGACCCTTACAAGTACTCGGCTAAAGGTAGCAAGAATACCGCAATTAGTGATTCAGTAAGTGTGGTTAATGCGGGGACGGCAGACACACCTATATTAGTTGAAGCAAGGGCATTAAAAGACAGCACAAATTTTTTAATTGCTAAAGGTGAACAAGACTATTTTATGATTGGCAAGTCGGAAGATGCGTATCGTGTAAACAAAGATATTGAACCTTTTAGGTTTAACGATGAATTTAACACTGTGGGATTGAAAAACTGGGCATATATGCCTAACGACACCACATTTGGTAACTTGCCTGACGGTGGTGACGCCATGGGTGGTAAATTTGCTTTATCTGATTTGAAAGAAAGTATTTATCCGTCTGAATGGGGTAACAATACTAAAACAAATTGGCATGGTGCAGCGCTTTATAAATCATTGGGAAGTTCGGTTCAAGATTTCAGGATTCGTTTTAAAGTGATTTTAAGACAACACGCTGGCGTGGGACCCGGGAAAGCTGTTGCATATGTTGTTGATGAGAACAATAGAACGATGTTTAGTATAACTTATGTAAATACTGCAGTTGATAAAAACGAAAGTAGTATTATTGTTTATGCCTATAATGAACATGGTGAGGCAAGACGTATTTATAACAGGTTAATTCCTTTTAAATACCACAGAGCAAAGAATGCACATGTATTTATGTATTTAGAGCGTAAAGGTCAAGATATTAAAATTACCAACTTCAGATACGACATCGATACTGATCCGAATCGGACAAAGCCCATCGATAAAGATGTTGTAGTAGTTAGAGATGAAGGCAAGTTTTATCAACGTCCTGCTCGTATTGCTAGAATGTATGTGGGCAAATCTGCTAAGCATACAAACTATATGGCTATAAATATATTAGGTTTTAGTTTACAAGAGTTACTGCCTAAACAGTCTGACATAACACCAATTGAAATAAGACAAGGTGATTTAATTCAAATTGATACACATGCACAAAGTGTGACTATTAATGGCGATGACGTATTAAAGTTAAAAGACTTTGGTTCAAACTATTTTAATGTAGAAACTGGTCATAACGAACTTGTTATCAGTCCACCTGAAACGTTTGATACTACAGTTAAGTGGCAAGATAGGTGGTTATAATATGATTCATATCTTAAATTTTAACGATGAGATAATAGATTTTATTAGTCGTACAGATAACGCGGTAATACAAGCAAATTATGAACGTGATAAATCAAGTGAATTGTTAGATTTAATCGTTTTAAGTAAACGTGCAGAACATTTTAAAAAACGAAACAGAGTGATTATTGAGGACATTAACGGCGTTTATCGTGAGTTTATCATTGAACGTACCGAAGAAAATGGTCAGTATTTACAGGTTGAATGTACGGCGTCTTATGTGCCTGATATAAGCACTGCTAAACCTATTATGGCGGGTAAATACGAAAAAATGACCGTAGATCAAAAATTATCTGAAGTTTTGCGTGATACAAACTGGTCTGTAGGCGATTGCGATTATGGTGGGATTAGGACTAACTCATGGACATCACCACGCACGCCGTACGAAATGATTAGTCAGTTAACTACAAATCACAAGTTAGAACCTGATTATGAAATTATTATTGAAGGTAATGAAGTTAAACAGCGTTTAGTTAATATGAAGATACCAAGCCATTTATTTAAAGGTAAAGAAATCGTCTACGGTAAAGACTTGTTGAGTATTAAACGTACAGTGGATTTTTCAGAGGTTAAAACAGCTTTGATAGGTATAGGACCTGAAAAAGAGAATGGCGACAGAATATTCGTTGAAGAAGTAGACGACGAGGCACAACAACAGTTTAATCTTCCACAACGTTATATTTACGGCATTTATGAACCTGAAACCGAAGACGATAATATGACGCTAGAACGGTTACGTACATTAACACGTACAGAATTAAATAAACGAAAGTCGGCTGCAATATCTTATGAAATATCTGTTGTTGATCTCGAAAAAGAATACCCGCATGAAATTATTAGATTTGGTGATATTATCAGAATTAAAAACCCTGATTTTACACCTAGCCTATATGCCGAATCTGAAGTTATAGGGTTTAAGCATGATTTGATAAGCGGTAATTGCACTTATACATTCGGGAATATTATTGAATATAAAGAAGAAACGTTACGTAAATACTTTGAAAGTAAACTCGACTATATTCGTCAAAAGCTAAACGATGGGTTAACTAATGTCAATACTATAGTTGCTGATGTGGTTGAGGGTAAACTTGAGTATTTCGAACGTAAGATTATCAAAGGTGTTGAACCGCCAGAAAATCCAGTGAATGACATGTTGTGGTTAGATACAAGTAATTCTGATGTAGCAGTATTACGACGATACTGGGAGGGGCAATGGATTAATGCGACGGCAGAAAAAGCTGAAGATATAGGTGCGATAACACGCGAAAAAGCACTATATAGCGAGTTGACTAATACTTTCGTTAACCTATCCATTCAACATAGTAAGTTGTTAAATGAAATGCATGACGTCATGAATAGTGAGTATTTAGTGGACTTTGATTTGAAAGATGAGTTAAATGCCAAACTTGACGCTACTGTATCAATTTATAACAACATTAAAAGCAACCTTGAAAGTATGACTGATGAGACTGCCACTATAGGTAAGTTAATCGATACACAAACACTGTTTTTAAATTATAGAACGTCTATGCAAGAATTATACACTGTGGTTGAACGTGCAAAAATAGCGATTGATAATCGATTTAAATTATTGCAATCACAGTATACAGAAGAAAAATTTAGAGATGCATTACAAGAAATCGCTGATACATTCGGCTTACAAGTAAATGAACAGAATCAACTTGTAGGTGAACCTAATGTTGTTGAAAAAGCGGTTATTGCAGCACGTGAAGATACTAAAGAACAGCTAAGGGATTATGTGAAGTCAGTCGATTATCAAACCAATCAACAAGGCTTGATTGAACGCATGGAATCGGCAGACACAGAACGTAAGACGCTTGCAGGTCAAATCAGTGATAAAGTAACTAAAGCAGAATATCAAAATGGTTTAGACAACATTAAAATCGGTGGAGTTAACCTATTTCAATCATATGACAGTGCAACACATGGTAATAATGTGCATCCATCTATTACTTCCACACAATCATTTAGAGGCAAGTATTGGGCGACAACGTTATACACTGCAGATTATCTAAAAAAAGTGTTAGTACCCGGTGAAGAATACACGTATTCTTATGAATTAGAAATTGTCGGTTTATCAGAAAAAGAAGTAGCGATGTCTAAAAATCATGGGATTATTTTTTACAGCGCTTCTAATTCAAAAGAAAGCATTACAAGTAGTTATAAACAAATTGAAAGAATAATAGGTAATAAATTTAAAGTTACTCAAACGTTTGTTGCACCTAAAATCACTGATCATAAATTTTTGGCATACTCAGGCTTTTACTCAGACGATGGGACAGTTAAATATCCTGTAAGTTCAAACTTAGTAGAATTCCGAAACTTAAAACTAGAAAAAGGTAATAAGGCCACAGACTATACGGAAGCACCATCTGATGTAACACGTAGTACAGATAAAAAGCTTACTGTCGCAAAGACAGAAATCTTACAAGACGGCGAACAAATATCGCAACGTGTATCACGTGAGGTGTTTAACGCAAGTAGTCAAACCTTAAATCGTGTTGTATCAGAATTTATTAATAATACAACTAGCGGAATGACATTCACTTATGATGAAAACGGAAATATACAATCACAGAACATAGGTCCACAAGGGATTAAATTCGACGCTACTAAGTTTGAAATTAATGACGGTGATGTGGTTGTAAAAAACGGACGTACCACTATTAAAGATGCCTATATTGATAAATTATTTAGTAATCAAGCCACTATTAATAAACTTAATTCAATCGATATTGAGGCTAGAAGAATTAGAGCTAGGGACAATCAAGCGTCAGTTAATGTTGAGGGTGGCACTATTACGATGAATAGAACTGACGGTGCAAAGCTTGATATAGGGCTTGACGGCATAGCGATGTATAATAGCGGAGGTTCAAAGCGATTTAGCATGGACAAACTGCTCGTTGAAAGTGCAGCACTTGGTACATCCAACTCAAATGTTTACCTTGCGGCAAGTGATGGATTTGAGGCAAGGGTTGTTGATAGAGCAATGGTACCTAGTGACGGTTCTATTTCATCTTACAAATACTTGCCTATACGTTCACTAGCATTAAAGTTCCCTCAGAACAGCAATGGATATGTAGGCGTCGATGGTGAATTTCGCATAATGTCAGAGGGATTAGTTAATGGAGTGTATCGTGACTTACGGGCTAACGGCATATACGCGAATAGGTTGATATCTAACGATTCAACTAACTTGTATTTAGGTACAGATAGTAATGTACGATTGGTGGCAAAAGGTGATGATAACGTTTATAGAGACCTAGTAGCGAATGGGGTATATGCTGATTTTGTACAAATAAATCCTAACACATCCTCAAGTAACTTATATTTACGTGCAAGTGGTGAAGTTAGAATGACAGCGCTTGGTTCAACAACTTCCTATCAAAACGTTAGGGCGAATGGCTTTTTAGGCACATTCCTAGATGTAGCTGGAAACACTAACGCTAGTAACATGTATGTAAGACCGGCACCTGGAGGAGCTTTATGTGTAACGCAACGTAATACGACAGATAAATTCTTAGCAGTTAAAGCATCACAAGGTATTTGGACTTCTTCTGAAAAGTATAAAGAAAACATTGATGAATGGGATGAGAATGTCCTTCAGAAAATTAAAGATACTAAACTTTATGAGTATGATTTGATGTCTGAAAAAGACACGCCTAACCAACGTAGACACCATGGTGTAATCATTGAAAGACAAACGCCGAAAGAATGGGTGGTTGAAGATGGTGTAGATCAGTATGAAATGACAACTTGGTCATTAAAAGCAATTCAAGAATTGTTAGTTAATATTGAATTAATGGATAAGCGGATTAAAAAATTGGAGGTATTACAAAATGAACGAACAAGTTAATCCACAATTGGTTATTGATAACCTAGCGTCTGCAAATGCAGAACTGCAGAAAGAAAACGCAATACTGCGGGCATTAATTACACAATTACAAAGTAAGGATAATGAAACGTCTGACGAATAATCGTTAGGCGTTTTTATTATAAATAAATTTATTGGAGGAATCAGTTATGGAAAAAATTACAGAGTATTACCTAGTTGAAGTGGACAAAAGAGGCGAAGAAAGTTGCTTAATGCAAAACTACTCAAACAGTTTTGTGCGTGGTGCATCACCGAACACAGCTTATAAGTTTACTGATGAAGAACAAGTCAAACAGGTATGCGCAATGCAGAATATGTTAGCTGGCATTTTTAACAATGGAACAAAAACATATTATGTGAAACAAGATATTACACGTAGTTCTTTTGATGAAAAAGGAGAACCCTATACTCAGGAGGAAAATAAAAAGTTAGAGTTCGAATAAAGTAGGTGAATTGATTTGGAGTCTTATCAAAGAGAGACAGAACGTAGACTTTCTCGTTTAGAAGAAAATGATGATAAAATTTTTGACTCCTTAGATGAAATCAAGAATACACAGCATAGTCAAAATCTTATCAACCAAAAAATGGATTTTACTTTAGATTCTATTAATAGAGAAAGAGAAATTGATAAAGAAAATAAAGAAACAAATAAAAAGAATATACGGGAAATGAAAATGTATGTAATTGGCTTGGTGGGGACTATTGTAGGTTCATTAATCATCGCAATTTTGCGTACATTTTTTGGAATTTAAGGAGGTGATTGGCATGTTATTTGGATACAGTTTCTGGTCATGTTTCTGGTTTGGCAAATGCAAATAAATAATGAACGTCGGCACTTCGGTGTCGGCTTTTTAATTCAAGGAGATGAATTGAATGGATATAAATTGGAAATTACGGTTTCAAAACAAAGCGGTGCTTACTGGCTTGGTAGGTGCCGTTTTATTGTTTGTAAAACAAGTCACAGAGTTATTCGGATTTGATTTATCAGAACAACTAGAACAGATTAGTGGTATTATAGGTGCTATTTTGACTTTATTAGCAGGAATAGGCGTTATCACTGACCCTACTTCTAAAGGAGTATCGGATTCAGGGATTGCTAAAACTTACCAACAACCACGTGACAGTACCAATCCTGATGAATTTGTGGAATGGCAAGGGGTTAATTCAGAGATGACGCCTGATAAATCAGAAAAGGAGCTTGTTACATTCGACACATCTTTACCGTTTACAGATGATAGTGATAATGTGAGGTACGATGTGAATGAATATGAAAGTGAGGTTAATAGTCATGACAGCGAAACTCACTAAGCAAGAATTTGTTAATTGGCTTAAACAATCTGAAGGCAAACAGTACGACATGGACGGGTGGTATGGCTACCAATGTGTTGATTATGCCAATGCGGGGTGGCAACAATTATTTGGTTATAATTTAAGTGGTGCTGGTGCCAAAGATATCCCGTTTGTTAATAACTTCACTGGCAAAGCAAAAATCATTCAAAACACACCAGAATTTATTGCAGAACCGGGAGATATGGTAGTATTTAACAATAAATACGGCGGCGGTTACGGCCACGTTGCATGGGTTATTAATGCTGATATTAATAACATTACTGTACTAGAACAAAACTGGTTAGGTGGCGGTTGGACTAATGGACCTGAACAAGGTGGTACTGGTTGGGAAAAGGTAACGAAACGCACACACAGTTACGACTTCCCAATGTGGTTTATTCGTCCTAATTACAAACAGGAAGACGCAACTGTTAAATCTTCGCAATCCGCGACAGTTGGGAATAAAAAGTCGACAGTTAAGCAAACAGTTAAACCAGTTAAACTACAAATTGTAAAAGACGTTGTACAAGGGTATAAATTACCACAACGTGGTTATAAACCTAAATATATCGTTATTCATAATGATGCAGGAAGTAAATATGCGACTGCAGAATCTTATCGTAATGGTTTAGTAAAAGCACCATTATCACGATTAGAAGCAGGTATTGCGCATAGTTATGTAAGTGGTAACACTGTTTGGCAAGCGCTAGACGAATCACAAGTTGGTTGGCATACTGCTAGTAAAAACGGCAATAGAGATGGATATGGTATCGAAGTGTGCCAATCCATGGGTGCTGATAATGCGACATTCCTTAAAAACGAGCAAGCCACATTCCAAGAATGCGCAAGACTTCTTAAAAAATGGGGGTTGCCAGCTAATCGTAACACTATACGATTACATCATGAATTTAAGAATACAGAATGTCCACACAGATCGTTTCTTTTACATGCAGGAATTAACACCCGAGAAGATAAGATTACAGATAATGCTATTTTAAAAGTAAAAGACTACTTCATTAAACAGATTCGTGCGTTTATGAATGGTGATATTCCAGTTGCGACTGTATCTAACAAATCATCTGCATCTAGTAATACGGTTAAACCTATTGCGAGTGCTTGGAAACGTAATAGTTATGGTACGTATTATATGGCAGAGAAAGCGCGTTTTATCAACGGTAATCAACCTATTACCGTGAGACTACAAGGGCCATTTACAACTTGTCCAATAGGTTATCAATTTCAACCAGGAGGCTACTGTGATTACGATGAAGTGATGTTACAAGATGGTCACGTGTGGATTAGTTATGATTGGCAAGGCCAACGCTATTATTTGCCAATACGTACGTGGAACGGTGTAGCTCCACCTAATCATGGTGTAGGTTATTTATGGGGACAAATAAAATAAATTGTGCTAATATAATGTTAGGATACGTTGCATTTACTCCTCATATATTAGTTAGGTTAATTTTTCTAGGCAGTCTTTATGGCTGTCTTTTTTTAGTACAGAAGTATATTAAATGTCTAATATTTATTATGAGACACACTGGAAAATTTATGTTATTTTAAATACAGACATTCACTCAATGTCTGTATTTACTTTCCTTTACTATTTGGTATATATTAACTGGCGGTCTTATATGGCCGCCTTTCTTTATTGCTAAATACTTTCACATCAACTTGAAGTGTTTTTTATGACAAGTAAATTAAGGTGTGTTATTATACTAGAAGAACATTTTCGTTCTAACTACACTACACACCTCAAGAAAAGGTTTTAACGTTTCTAGACGGTCTTAATTGACCGTCTTTTTTGTATTTGTTAACATTAATTTAGGTGTCCCTAGTATTTAGTTAAAAAGCATTTACAAGCTTTTAAGAGTAGCTCTTGTAGCTACCCTCTTTTTGTGGTAATGTAAAAGAGTGTTCAATTTGTTTTAAATCTATGTTTTCAGGCTAGCCGAAATGGTTAGCCTGTTTATTGTGTGAAGATGTAAGTATATGCAAATATAGACAATCTATCATTTAGCGTCGCCCGTTCATTTTAAAGGGTGCGTAATTTGTAAAGTAGATGTTTTTTATGGCAAAAGTAAAAACAGTATGCTATTTTAAAAATAGAACAGTATCATTATGTTCTACTATTATTTTCATCATATCTATTTTAGACGGTCTTAGTTGACCGTCTTTTTTATTTGTAGTATAATTAAGCTACCTCAAATATTTGGAGTATTAAGTGTTCGATTTGTTTTAGACCTATGTTACAGGCTAACCGTAATGGTTGGCCCTTTTTTTATGTTAAAATGATTACACATGCTAAAAATAATAATCGTAATCGTTACATTTTCTAACCACCTATGCATGTCACTGGGTGGGTTTTAATTTATATAAATTCAGTTAACTAAAAGCAAAAAAATTAGTCGTATCTATTGATTCTAACTTCATAAAGTATTATAGTTGAATACGAAGAAAGTCAACTCTCTATGCCGTTCTTTCTTCCTAACTTGTTACTGTCTGTAGTTAGCTCATCAGGTAACTAATAATATAGTTATATACAATCAGGAGTGAATTGTATAGCCCGGCAGAGGCCATATATCTGACTGTTGGTCCCGCAGGAGACTTCTTCCTTGCCTTCACTCGATACATATTCGCCCTACATGATTGTAGGGCTTTTTTATGCTATCATTTAATCGAGGTGATACTATGGTACACGAAATAGATACTCACAGAATGATTGAAAAAGCGTTACAAATGCAACCTAGTACAGTGCAATTTATAGATTTAATGACGGATGAAGAAAAAGAAAAATACACTAAAATGCATAAATTAGAGAGTGACCCAGTTAGGTGGAAGTTTACAGAGGAATTGATCAAAAGACGATTAGATAGGAAAGTGACATTGTCTGTTAAATATGGCGATGACACTGTATACATAGACCAACCGTAA